TTACTGCGGTTTTAAAAGCACTATCTTCAGCTGATGTATGATATGTTAGAACAAATGCATCCTCTAAACCATCAAGTCCAGTAAAGCCTTTTTCAATGGCAGTCGTAATGACCTCATCCATTAAATTTTGGTCTTGCAGTTCAGGATGCTTTTGTTGAAGCGCAGAAAGGTCCTGAGTCACTTGTTTGTCGGCTTCCATGACTTCAAGTTCCTCTTCTTTCTCTCTCTGCATTTCGTTCAACCTCTCTTCCAACTCCTGGACCCTATCAGAGTCCTTCGTGTCCTGAGTTTGTAACTCTTCCGCTTTGCCAGGATTAAAAATGGGATGGTCAGCATCTAATACTTCACGAAGGGCTTCCATAGCATTCTCATCATTTTGCAAGTCTTTCCATACTTTACTTTCAGCTTCAAAAGCTTTCCGTTCAGCACTTATTTCTTGCGCTTTTTCCGTATTCGACTTCTGCCATTCATTTTTATTATTAAATGCTTCAAGGGCTTGGCTAATCGTTTCCATATCATACTCATTGCCGTCTAATTCCAAACTCTCGATTTCCACATGGTCATCCTGACCTTCGGTTGCTACCTCTTCTAACTGACTTGATTGGTCCACATCGACATCTTCAGTTGGGGCTGATAACTCTCCCTGATTCTCAATAGGTGACTCATCAGTAGTTAAACTAGCAACTTCATCATTACTTAAAGTAACACCTGAATAACTAGTTAGTATATCATCTGACATAGATTCTCCTATTTATTGATTGAAATTTTTGTTTTGTTTGTAAAGGTATCAAAACCCTAATAGTTAGATTTCTTTACTACTTTTGCTTTTGCTTTTTTCTTAGCCTTCTTTTTGGCTGGTTTAGCTTTGCCGTATTTCATCATTATTTATACCCACGCTTTTTATTGATTTTAGCTACTGCTTTATTATAAATCTTTTTAGCACCTTTATGTATCATCTCACTAGCCATACCAGCTACAGCAATTTTCCCAGCATCTGACTTTTTCCTTTTACCACTTGCTATCATAAGCGCTTGTACATAAGGACCTATCTTCGACTCTTCTTTTACTTTTTTTAATTTCTTTTTCTTTTTAGCCTTCATCATTTCCCCACTTGCTTCATTGCAGTTTTATGTGCTTTGTCAAATGACATACCACGATTAATTAATGCTTTCATCACTTTCATATGCTTAGAAGTATGATGCTTCTTATGCTTTTTAAGCATCTCCATATATTTCTCTTTGTTATGCATGTTTAGGTGCCATAGCGTTTGCAACCAGGTTTGGATATTTCCATCCCTTTTTCTTACTATACTCTTTTGCCCAGGCTATCTGCGCTGGTGTTAATTTTTTTGATTTCTTTTTAGGATTCTTTTTATTCCAAAATGCTTTAGCCACACTTACACCTCCATTTTCTTAACGCTTTGTTTATTCTGCTATTTGGGTCCCTAGCCGTTTTAGCAGATGTTAACCTTTTCTTCATTCCGCACATTCTAGCGCAAAAACTTTTACGTCTTGATTTAGCTTTGCCTTTGGGATTTTTCTTTGTTACTGGTGCTTTTAGGTTACCCCCAGTGGCACGATTATAACTGGCACGACCTTTAGCATTGAGGCCACCACTTTTAGACTGTCCTTCTTTTCTAGTCCATGCTTGGCTCATTAGTCATCGCTCCCATTTGCTGTGCTAATTGTGGATTGGCTTGTAGCTGTTGAAATATTTCATCCTCAGACATACCTTCGAATTGTTCAGGACCAGGCGCTTGTTGCTTGGCTTCCCTCATCTGACTAATCAATCGTTCAATACCAGGTAATTGCATATTTTCTAAAATGTACTCAGGGTCCTGGATTAAACCAGCTTGTGCCAGTGATAATATCTTTTCTTCTACATAGGTTCTGTTATCAGGTAGCATACTGCCAACCCTGGCTCTAACCATTTGGTCGATATCTGCAAATTCCATTCCCTGGTAAATAACTTCTGCTTCATTACCTTCAACATCTTTCATAGATAAAGAATGTTGTTCAGTTCCCATGTGTTTAATCATTGCAATCCACATCTGACCAAGTATTTGCATAGCGCTATCAAGCTGTCTAGCTTTAAAGTCAATCTTAGATGTGGATGCAGTTCTGTATACTTGTGCTTGTACTCCGCTAGTTACATTAGGTTCTTGCTTACCCATCGTAGCTTTATTTACACCTGACACTGTTTCAAACATATCTACCAGTAGTTGGTAAAAGTTAAAAACATAACCAGGTATTGAGGCTGGTTGTAACATAGTTACTTGTCCAGGACCACGCTTACGAATTACAGATCCTGGCTTATTATTAATTTGGTCTTGCACATCAGCAGTCTCATCAACCAGGAACATAGGGTTAGCAATTAGATGTACATTATCCATTACCTGAGATGCAATTCGGTCTAACGCTAGATTAATACTCTTCAATCTTTTGGGTTCAGGCTTCCCCCAAAAAGAATGTGCGCTTCCACCATTTTTAAGCACCACATACGGAAATGGATAAGGACATCTATTCATTTTATCCAGGAACTGATAACGACTAGGCCCATCGTATAGTATGATGTCGTTTGCCATGCAGACTTTTCGTAGCCCACCTGGGTATTTTGGTTTGCCAACCTTCGATTTATCAGAATCTTCATCTGTGTATTCAAGACTTCCATCTCGCATATACACTTCAACCAGTAAGGCCCGTTCTTCCAAAGTTTGCATAGCCTCAGTTTCACCTTCAAAGTAATTAGTCTCTGTCCCATGTGAATCAGTGACCTGGATAAGTGATTTATCACCTTGCTTAACATCAGTGATTTTTAATGCTTCGTATTGCGAAAGTTTGCCCATCGCTTCTACTAAATGCCCCTTTTCAGGGAATAATTCTTTTATTTCATATAGCGGTCTAGGAGCCATATGAATTATCCATTGCGCATTTTCTAATTTTGTAGCGCTAGGATTAACATAAAAACTAAATGGGTCTACCATGTCGCAATCAGGTAAATCATCATGCATATTCCAGTTTAGCTTTACAATACCAGTACCATAGACAAGATAGTCAGTTAGCCATTCGGGAACCAATGTTGACATATCTCTCATATACCACAAATCATCGAGTTGTGCTTGTAGAGTTTTAGCAACAAATTTTGATTCATCAGTAGAACCTACTGGAATCACATCTATCTTTGGAGGTTGTGAGGACATAATTGGTATTTGTGTATCAATTACGTTTGCTATCATGTCTAAGGTTAACTGGTTTTTATATTCAGGCATATTCATGCCACTCCAATGTTCACCCATGTACAATTTTTCAGATTCACGCCATACCTGACTAGTTTTACGCCTAGCCCTTCTAGCAGAATCCATCATGGCATTAATTTTCTTTATTAATTGCTTTTCTTCATGTGAAGGATTGTAATCTTTTGCCATCTAGTCCCCTATGATTGTATTGTCCCTTAAGCCACTAGCTGTGGTAATAATATCCATATATGCATTACGAACATCCGCATCCATCTCATTAAGTTCGTCATCTTCTGTAATTTCAACTCTAAACCATTCATGTGTTTCAAAATTATATCGTTCAACTATCCTCTTAGTCCTGGTAGGTCTGTTTTGTTTGCTTCGAACTTTGCCATCAGCTTTTGTATCCATGGTTTAGCATCTTCTTCTTCAGGTTTACCGATGGCCATCATTGCATATCTAACACTATCCAAAAGATGGTCAGGCCCTTTTGTATCTAAATCTTCGGGCTTCCTTAAGTCATGTACCAGCATTGGTATTGTGTCTATAAACTTGCGACAAGTCTTAAACACAAAGAACTTAGGCGGTGTTTCTTCATCCCATTTTAGATACTCTCGTAAGAGGTTCCAACCATTCAAGCGGTTATTATTAGCTTTTATTGCATTTATTCCACCTTTTCTTAACAGATCGGCAATAGCCATATGCGAACCAGCCATGGTATCAGAACGATTTGTATTTATAGGATTTCGTATCCACATACTTGGGTCCCCAAGGGTCGCTCTATAATCTTCTCCCTGACTTAAAGCGTTTAAGGAATCAATGTGACCACTTAGTTCCATTTCAGCTACATAATATTCTTTATATAGGTAAACATCACCTTTAGGACTTACAGCTAACCAGCATGTTGCAAATGGTGCCTTATATCCATAGTCAATTCCACGATACCTATACCAACTACTAGGAATCTTAAATGGTTCTACCACATGTACATCATA